TTATTTCCTCTCCGTCTTTAAAAACAATTATAGTAGGTACTATAACCACTTTATGTTTTTGTTGTAACTTAACTTCTTTTGTAATATCAACTTTAGTTATATCACAATCAGATAATTTGTCTACCCACTCTACTTTATTGGCAGCGTTCCACTCTGCATTAAATTCAGTTACTACTATTTGAGCATTAGCACTAAAGCTAAACGCAAGTAGCATTAGTATTATTTTATTCATATAGTTTGTCTTCTATTTTTTCTATAGATTTTTTAATCTCCGAAACATCTTCTTGGGTCGTCATAATAGTTTGGCGAATCATTTGGTCTTTCATATCAAATTCCATACGAGTAACGTCTGGCGCTGGTGGAACTGGTAGTTCTTTTGCTTCAGCTATATCTGCTTGTAAAGCAAACCACATACCTATAATTGTAGCCATTGCAAAACCTATTGCTATTAAAGTTTTTATACTAACTTGAAACCCACTATCTTCGTTTAATTCTTTTGCCATTTGTTAACGTTTACCGCCATGATATTCTACAGCATGACCTTCTTTTATTAATAATTCATTTACATTTATCATGGTAGGAGACTCCACATTATCGATGTGATCTACGTGCAAATTCCCTAGCACTCTACCGTATTTACCTACGCCATGAGAATCAAGATGTATCTCATCAGCACCTTCTAATATTTCTTTAAGTCTAGCTTTGGCAGCTAAACCTTTTTTCTTCTCCTCTAAATCTCTTGTTCGAGACTCCGGAGTATTAATTCCTACGAATCTAATTCGCTTTTTTGTGTTGATGTCAAAACCAAGATCTATATAACAATCTATAGTATCTCCATCTATAACTCTATCGAGTTTTATTTTGTATTGATACATAGTTAGAAGATTACGTAATTTACTCCAAATTTAAAGTCATACCACTCTCTATTCCAGTATTTATTGTACTTACCTTCAACAAAAGTACCTAATGACTTGTTTAATTTGTAACCAAAAATCAAACCACCAGAATAATCTAGCCATTGACCATCGTTATAAGCGTGATAAGAAAACTCTCCTTTGTCATCATAATGGTAAGGCATTAGATTAGCCCAAGCATGCGTCCAAAATGATTTTGTATAATGATAATAATCAAAACCCAATACAATTGAGTGCTGTATGGTCTGATCTAATTCATTACGTTTTCTTTCTGTATAATCAGCTAAAACAGTTGGTATAACAACTTCTTCCCAAACCTCCTTGCTAGTAGCAACGAGCTCTCCATCAGGAGAGAAATACTCACTAGCAGCCACATCGACGTTATAGCCTTCTTGTAGTGCTAGGTAAGTGTAATGTATATTGCCATTGCTTAGCATCCATTCTGCTAAAGGATCATA